TCAGCATTGTTTATTGAGTTTACTATCTGATCTTTTTTTATAATTCTAAATGGTTTGTTAAATAAAACAAAACATAATGCGTCAAGTAAAGTAGATTTACCTGATCCGTTTTGACCTACTATTAGTGTTGTGTGTGATTTATCTAGTTCAACTTCTATAGGTATATTACCTGTAGATAGGAAGTTTTTATACATTATCTTTTTAAATACTATCATTTAATCACCTCTATCTCTGATTCTGTTTCTATCACAACTCTCGCACCACAGCTCAATATGGGTTTGTCGTTGCCCCCGTATCGCATACGACTTGGTCCTTTGATCTCAACTTCATGGCAGTAGGTGTTCTTATTACCTTGCTTGATTGTTATCACAGGATCGTTGTCATTGTTTTTCTTGTTCGCTCTGATCACATGTTGATTCACATGTATGTATATTTTCTTTTTTCTTTTCTCATTAAGTAAATCGTTAGGTAAAGGTTTTGAACTGTAGGCACTTTTTCTTTTTACAATTTTAATTTTTTTATCTTTAACTACTTTAAAAGGTCCTTCAAATGGATTTTTATATTTACTCACTGGCCTCCGTATATAATTCTTTTGCAAATTCTTTTAGTTTGTGTTTATCTAAATCAGTATCTACCTGTTCAATATAATTACCTAAAAATGTCAGTGTATCTTCTCCTTGATCTATAGTATCAACTCTAACTGTTTGTGTTATGTCATTTGTATCTTCATTTATAATTAACTCATGTATATTTGTATTGTTGTAAAACCTTTCTATTAGATTACCATACATTTCTGGATTAGTTTTTCTATTAACAAACAGTTTTACAAAACAATTTTCATAAGAAGATAAATCTAAATTGTCATAGTTTTCTTTAGTATCGTCATATGATAATTTTTTAAATATAGGTAAAGTGTTCTCTATTCGTTCTAGTTCTCTAGTATCTGTATCAAATATATGAAAACCTTTAGGACAGTTATAGTCTGACCACATAATTTGATATTGTGTACCTAGATAAAAGATATGTCCGTCATCTGATTTCTTATGAAAGTGACCAGAAAATACTTTTTCAAATCTTCTAAAATTTTGTTTCTCTAGACCATGTTCATTCATAACTCCTTTATGCATTTCAAAACCTTTTACTTCTAAATGACCAAAGGCAATTTGTGATGTAGAGTTATCTAATTTATATAGAGTATCTTCCATATTGTCTTCACATATCCATGGTATTAACAATACATCTAAACCATCTAAAGTTATTTCGGTGGCTTTAGTGTATATCTTAACTTTGTTACCTACATTAAGATTTTCCAAAGCATTAACTTCATTTGTATTCTTGTAATATGTATCGTGATTACCTAGTATAACGTGAGTTTCTATATCTAGTTCTTTTAATCTATCCCAAAATACTTTTTTAAAGTTGTGGGCTGTATTATGATTAATAAATTTTCGTCTATCAACTACGTCACCTAAATGTATTAAACATTTAATATTATTCTTAATAAGATAAGGAAAAAACTGTTCCTCATAAAACTTATTCTGATAATTTATAAAATGTGGAGAATCATTACGGCAACCAAAGTGTGTATCATTTAGTAGGGCTATCTTCATAATTTTCAAAAAAATAATCTAAACTATTCTTACTTGTTCTTTTCTTACGTTTCTTTTTACTATTTTTAACTTCTTCAGCAATCTTTTCTTGTGCGTCCATTGGTAAATTTTTCTGTAGATATTCAGTCATTTGATTCTTAAACTCTCTATCATCACCTGGTTGCAAAGCAAAGTCATCTAAATTAGAATTGCTGATTAATTTGTGTTTAATAGTCACTTGCTTTTTCTCTTTTTGTATTCTACGTATAAATGCATAATAGATTATTTGAGTGAAGTAAGCAAACGGATTATTTGATTTTTTACCATCAAAGTTGTCAAGGTATTGTAGACAGTTTTCTATACCATCTGATATCATGTCATCTTTAAAAGTATAATTTATAAAATTAGGTCTGTACGACAAATGATTAGCAATCTTTAAAAAACATGATCCAAGGTAGTCTCCTACCAGTGGTTTATCTTGTTTTAATCTGGCCGCTCTTCGTACAGCTTTTCTGTACTTATTCATTGCCTCTAAAAACTCTTTGTTATTAACATAGTGTTCTTTTTTTGTTTTACTCATATTCTTAATATAACATCTTTCAGTTTAAATGTCAATGTTTTAAGCATTTTGGAGCGGGTGATCGGGGTCGGACCGACGGCCTTCTCGTTGGCAACGAGACGCTCTACCACTGAGCTACACCCGCTTGAAAAAATTTCGGTTTGTGCCGAAATCAGCATTGACTTTTTGATAATTTTATGTATAATGAACGGTGTAGCCGTTTGGGGAGAAGCTCCAGGTACTGGTCTCCTCTAATGCAAAGTTCCTTCATCATCGTCATCATATATTGAATCATCAAAGATTCTATTAATTTCTTTATTCTCTGTGGTGGTAAATTTAACTTGCGACTTTTTTACATCTTTGTCCGCCAGAGGAATATCTTCGTATGTATCAACAACACCAAGATAACTTTTACTCATACTATCATTAGCATTTGTAATTGTCATTATCTTATCTTTTGGTATAGTAATTTGTTCATCGTTAGTATAGGCCGTCCAACGAATCAATGCAATGTAGTCCTTAAAACCTTGCACTGTTATTTGTGGCACGTATTTTATTTGTAAAGGCTTTTCTATATTGATTGTTTTGTTTTTTGGATCTAATTGTCTTTTAGTAAAGTCAACCACGCAAACGATATCGTCTCCGTTCACCAACTTAATAATCTTAATGTTATTTTCCATATGATTATTTATCCTTCTTTAGCTCTGCCAATACACAATGAGTACCACCAGTTTTTGTTGTTATATCATAAGTTAATAATGAAGTTTCTTTAAAAACTTTCATATTATACCAACCTTTATTTTTTCCAGGATATTTTTCTTCGTTAGGTAAATAATCATGGAAAACAATTTTAAAATTATCCTTAGTTCTTTTTAATATTTCTTCGCAATCATAAACGCCGATTGATCCGTCAACAAACACAAAATCAAAATCAAAATGACCATACTCTTTCCAATAATCAACACTTGTACAATGAAATCTGTTTATGTTATCTTCAATACCAACATATTCAAATATATCGTCTTTGTCAATAGTATATACCTCTGCTCTGTTTGCCACTAAAGCAGTTGTACTTTTACCTGTGCCAGTACCTATTTCTAATATCTTTTTGGCGTACCGACTTTCTTCTAACAAAAATCTAAAATCTTCATCTGATATCATTTCAAATCTATATTGTGTATCTCATAATTAAAATCTTCACCATTGTAAATATTTATCCGTTCACGAAAATGTGCTAACGTGTAATTTTCTTTGTCTTTATAACTTATATCGTCTGCTATATCATATAAAGTCGCAGCTGAATCATTGTCCTTTAATCTTAAACCTCTACCAATACTTTGTAAATTTCTTATACGAGATTTAGAAGGACTAGCAAAAATAATGTTATGCAAATTCCGTATATTAATTCCGGTTGAAAAAGTGCCGTAACTAGCAACAATAATGGCGTTATCACTTTTCTCCGTAATTTCTCTAATCTTTTCTCTATCATCTGTTTCTACTCCTCCGTGTACATAGAATACATTTTTATCCTCTGCCTTTTCTTTTATCATTTTTACAAGTTCATCACCGTGTTTTTCAACATACTGAAATAAACATAAAGTATTTCCTTGTAAACTAGAGGCCAAGTTTCTAATGTATTTGTTTCTTTTTTCATTTCGTACCAAGTAATCCATCTCCTCTTGGTAGTTCTTATCTTTCATCATATGTCTTACTTCTTTGTCATGTTGTAATACTAAACATATAATTTTTAATTCGGCTAATTGTTTGTTCTCTTGCAATTCACTTGTAGATATAACCTTATTAACAACACCAAATAATCCTTCTAACACCAACTTGTGTGTTTTAGTACCATCTAAAGTACCTGTAAGACCTATTCTATACTTACATTTTTCTAGTTTGGTCATTATCTTTGTGAGTGAAACTGCCTTAAATAAGTGTGCTTCGTCACCTATGACCATACCAAACTGTTTAAACCATACTTTTGGTTGATTGTATATTGATTGCCATGTAGATATAATAACATTTTTATTAGTATCTTTATCATGTCCTTGATATATTTTGTGTACGTTTTTGTCTGGATTCCAACCATAATCTTTGAAGTCTTTGAATAGTTGTTCTACTAATGATGTTGTTGGTACTATAATAAGTATCTTTTTCTTTTCTTCTTTTAGTCTTAACATATTAAATCTTACTAATAGATATACTATAAGTGATTTACCAGAGGCTGTTGGAGATAACAATAAACATCTACTCTTTGTTGTTGCATGAATAAATGCCTCTTTTTGATAATCTCTTACTTCAAAAGGTATCTTTAATGCTTTTGTAAATGCCTCTACTAATTTTAAATCAACTTTAGTATCAACTGTTTTAGTACCATCTACTACTTGTATTTTATTATCTTCACACCATTTAAGTATATAAGGATATAAACCGGCATATATTTGACCAGTTGCATAAGAAAATAATCTTATTTTTCCGTCCCATACTCTGTTTCTATATGCAGGAACAAACTTATAACCTGGCACCTCAAAACAAAAATACTCTGATAACTCTCTACGTATAGAGGCGTCAGCGTCTACTTTTAAATAGACATCGTTTATCTTGTCAACTATGATGTATCTTATATCTGGCATTACACGAAAGGAGGACCTACAATCCAACCTACTAAAACCTTTCTTGTTCCTTTGGTTACCGGATGTACCTTATGCCAACTAAATGAGGGAAAGGATATCAATGTACCTGTTGTAAATTTATCTTTAAACTTTATATTTTGATTAACTCCTTTAGGATTTAAACTTGCAATTTCAAATTCTCCTCCTTCATAATCTTCATTTAAACATAAAGTAAAACTTATTTTTCTAATAAAACCATTAGGGTAAGGTTTAGTATGTGAATCTATGTGCCAATCATAGTGGTCTCCTTCTTCGTATATTGTATACTGAAAAGGTTCAAATTCTTTTAAATCAAAATTCCATTCTGCTTTTACATTATGATTAAAAATTACTTCTTCTATAGATTGATATAACTTATCATTTTGCTTAACCCACGCAACACTACTACTACGATTTTTACCATTGCCGTCTTGTATAGCTGCTTCTTCCAGTTTTAAAGTATCACACAATGCAATTAGTTTGTTACAATAATCTGGTTCAAACTTTGATACGGAAATACAATTGTTATTAGTTAAATACATTATACAGCTCCACTGGTAAATCTTTTCCAGTCTATTGCGTTCTTAATAGTAAAAGTTCTATTAGTTATTTGTCTTAAAGTTCTATCTAAAAAGTCAACAACCGTCTCTAAATATTTTACTTTTTGATTTAACTTTTGTACTTCGGGATCGGAATCAATATATTGTGGTACATCTACCTTTAATAGTTTAAAATTAAAAGGTCTATCTACGTATACTTGTTGATCGGCTTTGCCTGTATAGTATTCCCATTTTACTCTTTTAACAATTCTGTACTCATCTTCAGCACGTGTTAATAGTAATTTAAATTTTGTTAAATATTTTAAATACTTGTTATGTAATTGAGGTGTTTTTAAAGATTCAATATCTAACTCTATATCGTTAATATTTAAATCTTTATCTGTTTCGTTTTGTAGCTGTTCTAGGTCCATTATATCTCCACTTTTCTTTCATTTTGTTACTAGTCTTATTTATTAAGATGTTGTAACTGTTGTCCGACTTGCTCCTTTTGTAGCAAAATCGTATATCTTATAATCAAATGTAACAGTTGCTGTAAGATAATCAACATCTGTTGCTTGTTGGTTGTAAGAAAGGCCAGATAGAGAAATAGGAAATACGTCTCTAAATCTAACTTCTATTACGGAATTATTTTTATTTGATAACACGTTTAACGTAGCATCTGAAAAAAGACCACCTGTTTTTGGTGGTGCATATTTTGTTCGGCCTGCTTCACCTAATACACTGCTTGTACTACCAGGAAATCTATCGTTACCACTTACTAAAAGATTTTGATGTTCTTTGTTATCTTCGGGAAAACCTAAACCTCTTAACCAACCGTGTATCTCTTGATAGTTTTCTAGATTTTCGTCTACCAAAAATGTGCAAACAAGTTTTTCATAATCTAACTTATCACCAGGTAAAGGTATATCTTTAAGTGGTGTTACTTGTGCTGGCGTATTGGCTAATGATATTCCAGGTACTGTTGCAGCTGTACAAAAATATTCTACTTTTGGTAGTTTAGTTATACCAAATTTAAATTGTGTTGGACTTGCATAGTCTAATTTTGTAGGTTGTCTGTTTTTTAGTGTTGTCATAATACTATTTATTACGTTCCTTATCTACTTCATCCCAGTCTTTTTCTGTAGATTTCTTCTCTAATTCTTTTTCGTTTTCAGTTAAAACACGTTCTTTTTTCTCAACCTGTTCTATTTTATCTTCAATACTTTCTAGAGGATTTGGTGATTCGGGTACAAAAAAGCCAATATAACATAAGAATACGAATAAAGCAAAAACTTTAATACATACTATTACTACTAATATACCTAATATTGATCTTAATAAATTCTTCATATGTTATATTTATATTATTATTTATCCTATTATTAGGACCAAAAAAAAAGGGGACCGAAGCCCCCTTTTTTAATAAAACGTCTAAACAACGTATTACATGATGTTTGCTACTTTAACTTTTTGGTAGTATCTGTTTGAGTTAGGTGTACCTGAATCAGTGATTCCTGTAACCGCACCCGAAGCAGCACCAGTTTCCGCAAAAGGATTCGCAACTAAACCGTATCTAGTTTTGAAACCAATTTTTGGTTGGAAAGTATCTTGACCAACTGCTCTCACCATTTGTAGTGGAACATATGGACAATAGAACATACCAGCGTCATAAGGTGAAGTACCTTTGTAA